ATTTCGAATCAAATTGGGCTTGAGGCGATATCCGGAATTACGGCCATTACCCATTTACGCGGCACCGGAATTAGCGCAGCGTCGCACTGGGCGTGGAATTCCAGCCCGTAATTCGGAGAGAGACATGACCAAGGACGAGATCTCGAAGCACCTCTCGAACGAGAGCGACCTCACCAGGGCGCAGGTCGATCGGGTGATGACGGCCCTGACGGATCTGATCGCCGTCGAGCTGCGCGCCGGCCGGGCATTCCAGCTGCGCGACCTCGGCACGCTGAAGGTGAAGCGGAACGAGGCTCGGACCGGGCGCAACCCGTCGACCGGCGCCTCCATTCAGATCGCCGCCAAGACCACCGCCAAATTCGTCCCGGGCTCGAAGCTCCTGGGCGAGCTGAACGCCTGATCCACCGACCTCGGACTGCCGCGGGCCGCTCTCTCCGGAGGGCGGCCTTTTTTGTGCCCGCGGAATGGTGCGGCCCCGCATCGCGATTCGGGAATTACGACCGTTGATTCGAATTGCGGATCGGCCAGGGTCTGCGAAATTAAATTCAACGAATTGGGAATTACGGCTTTGCGCCTCGCCGGGTCGAAAGGTAGGTTCTGGGCACACCACGAATTGCGCCTCGGGAACGGGACGCGGTCGGTGACGCGGGGTAGCTCAGCCCGGTAGAGCGCCGGGCTCATAATCCGGAGGCCGACGGTTCAAATCCGTCTCCCGCAACCAAGGAATTCAGGCTGGGTGCCAGCGCCTGGAAGGGCGCAGGGGACGGGGAGCGTCGGCAGAAGTCGCCGGACGCCCAGTCGAGAGAATACCCATGCCATGCGGGCGTCCGACGGGCGCGCTGGCGACTGAAAGCGGGAGCGTTCCGGCTCGCTGATGTCGTGCATTGTGCCGGACGCCAGGTGGTCGTGCCCGCCTGCGCCAGAACCGTCCCTGAATCGCGGGGGCGGAGCCGATAAATCGAGTTCGACGCCGGCCCGTGCATCAGATGTACGTGGCGCGCCCCACCGCCGGCGTCGGAGCCCTTGGGAGAACGCGAGGAACCGATGCCGCGGCGTCCGCGGCTTAGGGACCGAAGCCCGGCTGCTGGCCAGCGGTCGAACAGCGATGAATTTGGAGATCGGATGGCTCGCCTCGGAACGCTGAAGCCGAAGGTGCGGGTCGCCGAATTCCGGACCGTGCTCCCGCGGGCCAAGAAGGCCGCGCCCGAGCTGAAGACACCCACGCACGAGGCCTGGCGCAAGGTCGTGCTCGATCGAGCCGGCTGGCGATGCGAGCACTGCGGCGCCCAGGGCGGCCGAGGCGGCGTGCGCCTGTTCGCGGACCACATCGTCGAGCGCCAGGACGGCGGATCGCTGTCCGACGTGAACAATGGGCAGGCCCTCTGCGGGTCTTGCCACACGAAGAAGACCGCCGCGGCTCGAGCCCGCCGGATTCACGAGTCCCACCCGCCACTGGAGAGCTGAAATGTCGGATTCACCCGCACCGGGCACCGAGCCCACCGGCGAGACCGTCGAGCAGGCGCGCACTCGCCTGACGCTGCAGCGGCAGATCGCCGAGCTGCAGCTCAATTCGGCCCTGCTCGATGCCACGAATTACCGTGCCTTCGCCGATTTCCGCGAGCGCATGGCCGACAGCTACCGCGCCGAGATGGAAGCCATCGACGTCCAGCTGGCTGCCCTGTGAGCGACGCGCCGGTCAAGCGCGGCCCCGGCCGGCCGAAGGCTGCCCCTCCGAAGGCGAAAGCCCCGGTCGGGCGGCCCCGGTACGCGCCGAAGGCTGAGCAGCGGAAGATGGTCGAGCGCCTGCTCGCCGCGGGTGAGACGCACGCCACGATCGGCGAGTTGCTCGGCATCTCGCAGCCCGTCTTCCGCGACCGGTTCGCCAACGAGATCGCGGATGCGCGGCCCCGGCTGCGCGCCGCCTTCATCGCCGTCGTGTTCGAGAAGGCGCTCGAGGGCAACGCCAGCATGCTGAAGCTGGCGCTCGACCTCACCGCGGAGCCGGTGGTCCACAAGCCCTACGAGCTGCCCAAGGCCGCCCCGCAGCCGGAGGCCTCGGCCGAGCCCGAGCCGAAAGCCGAGAAGCTCGGGAAGAAGGAGCGCCAGGCCCTGGCCGCTGCCAACCCCGACACCAACACCCGAATGGGCGAGCTGATGGCCGCCCGCGCCCGTAAGGGCACCACCGTCCAGTGACCGCCTGGAATTTGGCCTGTCCGGACTGGGAGGTCCGGCTGCGCGAGGGGCGTTCCCTCGTGCCCGACCTCCCGCTGTTCGAGGCCGAGGCCGCTGCGGCCGTTGCGTTCTTCGATTCGCTGCATCTGCCCGACGTCAAGGGCAAGCCGCTCCTGAAGGACGCTGCGGGCCAGTGGTTCCGCGACATCGTCCGCGCGCTGTTCGGCTCCCTGGATCCGGACACCAACGAGCGCCACATCCGCGAGATCTTCGCGCTGGTGGGCAAGGGCAACTCCAAGACCAGCTACGGCGCCGGCCTGATGCTGGTCGCCCTGCTGATGAACGAGCGCCCCAAGGCGACCTTCCTGATGGTCGCGCCGACGCAGGGCACCTCGAACATCGCCTTCGACACCGCGGTCGGCATGATCGAGGCGGACGAGGAGCTGACGAAGCGCTTCCACATCCGGGACCACATCAAGACGATCGTGGACCGGCTCACCGGCGCGACCCTGGTGGTGAAGACCTTCGGCCTCGAGGTGCTCACGGGCCCGAAGCCGACCGGCGTGCTGATGGACGAGCTGCACCTCCTGGGCCGCGGCGCGCACACGTCGAAGGTGATCACCCAGATCCGCGGCGGCCTGGAGAAGATGACGGAGGGCTTCCTCCTGATCATCACCACCCAGAGCGATGATCGCCCGGCCGGCGCCTTCAAGGACGAGCTGACCATGGCGCGGAAGATCCGCGACGGCGAGTTCGCCGGCCGGATGCTGCCGATCCTGTACGAGCTGCCCCTGGAGATCGCGAAGGAGCCGACGCTCTGGCAGGATCCCAAGGTCTGGCCGATGGTCATGCCGAACCTGGGGCGCTCGCTGCAGCTGCCGAGCATGATCGCCAACTGGACGGCCGAGAAGGAGAAGGGCGAGCACGCCATCTCCGTCTGGGCGTCGCAGCACCTGAATATCGAGATCGGCGTCGGCCAGAAGAGCGATGGCTGGGCCGGCACCCAGTTCTGGGACCGCCAGGTCGAGCCGGCGCTCGACGACCTCGACACCTTCCTCGACCTCTGCGACGTGGTCGTGGGCGGCATCGACGGCGGCGGCCTCGACGACCTCTTCGGCCTGTGCCTGATCGGCCGCGAGAAGGTCTCCGGCCGCTGGCTGGTCTGGTGCCACGGCTGGGCCCACCCGAGCGTCTTGGTGCGCCGGAAGTCGATCGCGTCCACGCTCCAGGGCTTCGCCGATGCCGGCGAGCTGACCCTGGTCACCGACGATCTCCAGGACATCCAGGAGATCGTCGACATCCTGCAGCGCGTCATGGATCGCGGACTGCTCGGTGGCGTCGGAGTCGACCCGGCCGGCCTCGGCACCCTGGTCGACGACCTCGGGGCCATCGGCCTGGACGCGGATAACGGCCTGATCGGCGTCACCCAGGGCTACGGCCTGATGGCGTCGATCAAGACCGCGGAGCGCAAGCTCGCCAGCCGGCAGATGCTCCACAGCAGCTCGGCATTGGCGGGCTGGTGCGTCGGCAACCTGAAGATCGAGCCCACCGCCACCGCGATTCGGGCCACAAAGCAGAATGCCGGCGACGCCAAGATCGACGTCGCCATGGCGTTCTTCAACGCCGTGTTCCTGATGGCTGACAACCCGCAGCCGCTCGTGTTCCGCTCGGTCTACGAAGACCGCGGCCTTCTCCTAGTCTGAGGTTCGGATGGGCATTCTGGACCTCTTTCGCTCGGCGCCCGTCGCCGCGTCGAATCCTGGCCCGCAGGCGGCTCTGCCGACCACGCTGGGTCTGGAATCGGCCCAATTCCTCAACCTCGATGACCCCGCGCTGATCAATTACCTGCGCGGCGTCACTTCCGAGGCCGGAATTACGGTCACGGTCGAGAAGGCGATGCGGAACACCGCCGTTTTCCGGTCGGTGAGCCTGATCTCGCAGTCGATCGGCATGCTGCCGCTGCAGGTCATCGAGAAGAAGACCAAGGAGAAGGCCCGCGACCTGCCGCTCTACAAGGTGCTGCACCGCCGGCCGAACCCGTGGCAGACCGCCTACGATTTCCGGACCCTGATGCAGCACCGGGCCCTGGTGAAGGGCGACGGGTACGCGAAAATCATCCGATCGCGGGATTTCCGGAAGTCGACCGACACGATTCAGGGCCTCGTGCCGCTCGATCCGGACCGCGTGAAGGCGATCCAGAACCCGGACATGACGGTCTCCTACCGGTACCGCCCGGCGTCCGGCGGCACGGTCACCTTCGACCCGGGCGACATCTACCACCTCCGGAGCATGTCCTCCGACGGCATCAACGGCATGTCGCTGGTCCGGGCAGCCGCCGATTCGATCGGGCTGGCGATCGCGGCCGAGTTGGCGCTCGGCCGGCTCTACCGGCAGGGCAGTTTCGTCAACGGCGTGCTCCAGCACCCGAAGACCATGAGCGAGCCGGCCCTGGTGCGGCTCCGGCAGCACTGGAATTCGCGCTTCAGCGGCGCGGACAACGCTGGGGCCACGCCGATCCTCGAGGAGGGGCTCGAATACAAGGCCCTCGGCTCCAACGCGAAGGACGCGCAGTCCCACGAGACGCGCGGCCGGCAGCTGGAGGAGATCGCCCGCGTGTTCGGCGTGCCCCGCCCGCTGCTGATGATCGACGAGACCTCCTGGGGCTCCGGCATCGACGTCCTGGGCCAGTTCTTCGTCCGGTACGGGCTGAACCCCTGGTTCGAGGCCTGGCAGCAGCGCGCCGAGTTCTCGCTGCTCACCGACGACGAGGCCGAGCAGTACGAGGTCAAGTTCAATGCGGGCGCGCTGCTGCGCGGCTCGATGAAGGATCAGGCCGACTACTTCGCCAAGGCGCTCGGCGCCGGTGGGCAGCAGGCCTGGATGACGCCCAACGAGGTTCGCGACGTGCAGGACATGCCGGCGGATCCGGATGGCGACAAGCTCGGAAACCCGATGATCGGCCACAATGGCGGGCCGGCTCTCGATGGAGGCACGGCAAATGGCTGATGAGACCAAGAAGCCGGCACCCGCCGGTCAGGACACCCGCGCCGCGGAGGGGCCGAAGGGCCGCCCGAACGTCGCCGCCAGCAAGGAGCTGAACGGCCTGGCGCAGGCGCAGCGTCCCAAGGGCGTGCTGGGCCGGATCCGGGGCGAGGGCGAGCCCAAGCGCGCCGGCCCGCTGCCGGTCCCGCACCGGAAGAACGTCTCGGCCTTCACCCCGCCGCCGGTGATCGAGCGCTGGCACGCCGACGCCTCGGGCGTGCGCGCCGTGGAGATCGGCGACAACGTCATCACCATGTTCGGCATGGTCGGCGAGGATTTCTGGACCGGCGAGGGCATCACCGCCAAGCGCACCGTGGCGGCCCTGCGCGCGATCGGCGCCCGCCCGGTCGAGGTCCACATCAATTCCTTCGGCGGCGACATGTTCGAGGGGATCGCGATCTACAACGCGCTCCGCGAGCACCCCCAGGAGGTGACCGTGAAGGTGCTGGGGATGGCCGCGTCGGCCGCCTCGATCATCACGATGGCCGGCGACAAGCGCGAGATCGGCGCCGGCAGCTTCATCATGATCCACAACTGCTCGGTCATGGGCGGCGGCAACCGGCACGACTTCGCCGAGATGGCGGCCTTCCTCGAGCCGTTCGACCGGGCCATGGCCGACGTCTACGCCGAGGTCACCGGCCTGGAGGCCAAGGCCATCCAGAAGATGATGGACGACGAGACCTATCTCAGCGGGTCCGTCGCCATCGCCAAGGGCTTCGCCACCGGCCTCATGACGGCCGACAAGACCAAGGTCGACGAGCAGGCCAAGGCCGCCGATCACAAGGTCAACGAGCTGCGCGCCGTCGAGCTGCAGCTGGTCGCGTCCGGCATGCCGCGCTCCGAAGCGCGCGACCGGATCAACAAGATCAAGAGCACGCCGGGCGCTGCTCTCGAAGGGGATACGCCAGGCGCTGTCCCCGACACCGGCGATGCCGGTTCCGTCGAGCCAAAAGCCGACGATCTGAGCTGGCTCAGCGCTGCTGCTGGCCTCGCATCCACCCTTCGTACCTGAGAGCAAGCAATGTCGAAAATCGTCATGGCCAGCGCGCTGCTGGCTTCCTCGGCGCTCATCGCGGCGCCGCGCGGCATCCTGGGTCCGTCGATCCGGGCCGACGCCACGGACCCGAAGACGGTCCTGGCCAACCTCACCAAGGCGTTCGAGGACTTCAAGACCGAGAACGACGCCAAGCTGAAGGCCAAGGCCGACGTCGTCACCGACGAGAAGGTCGAGAAGATCAGCGCCAGCATCGGTGAGATGCAGACCGCCTTCGACGCCATGCAGGCCAAGCTGACCGCGGCCCTGATCCGGCCCGGCGAGCAGACCGGCGACCTGCCGCCGACCGATCCGAGCGTGATCGAGGACTACAAGGCCTACATGCGGAAGGGCTCCGTCTCGGCCGCCATGGACAAGGGCACCGATTCGAACGGCGGCTACCTCGCCCCGATCGAGTGGGACCGCACCATCGGGAAGAAGCTGAAGCTGATCTCCCCGATCCGCGCCAACTCCCGGGTCCAGTCGATCACCGTGGCCGGCTTCAAGAAGCTGTTCTCGGACCGCGCCGTCGGCTCGGGCTGGGTCGGTGAGACCGCCACCCGGCCGCAGACCAGCACGCCGCAGATCGGCTCGCTCGACTTCGTGCCGGGCGAACTCTACGCCAACCCGGCGATCTCGCAGCAGTTGCTGCAGGACGCGGCGATCAACCTCGAGGACTGGCTGGCCGAGGAGGTCGACACCGAGTTCGCCCGCCAGGAGGGCATCGCCTTCCTCTCCGGCAACGGCGCCAACAAGCCGAACGGCGTGCTGACCTACGTCGAGGGCGGCGCCAACGCGGCCAAGCACCCCTACGGCGCCATCGCCACCGTCAACAGCGGTGCCGCCGCTGGCCTGACCGGCGACGGCATCCTCGACCTCATGTATTCGCTGCAGTCGATCTACGCGACGAACGCGAAGCTCTACATGAACCGCCTGTCCATGGGCGCCGCCCGCAAGCTGAAGGACGGCCAGGGCAACTACCTCTGGCAGCCGTCCTACCAGCTGGGCCAGCCGCAGACCCTCGCCGCGGCGCCGATCGTCGAGGTGCCGGACATGCCGCTGGTCGCAGCCGGCAACATCGCCGCCCTCTACGGCGACATGGCCGCCACCTACCTCGTCATCGACCGCCTGGGCATCACCGTGCTCCGCGATCCGCTGACCAACAAGCCGTACGTCCACTTCTACACGGTGAAGCGCGTCGGCGGCGGCGTCTACGATCCCCAGCCCATGCGGGCTCTGAAGATCGGCGCCAACGCCTGATCGGTCCCGGCCGCCAGGCATGAAAGGCGCGCGGCGGGGATCCTGCCGCGCTCCGAAGGTCCGAAACCGCAAATTCAGGAGGCCAAGGATGGCCGAGAGCGACAACACCCAGACCAGCGTGGCCGAGAAGGCCGCCCAGACCCCCGGCAACGAGGCGCCGGCCAAGAAGGTCGACACCTCCGGCGCCGCCCAGCAGATCGTCAAGGACGTCGACATGAGCCACCCGGCCGTGGACGACAATCCGCGCGCCCGCACCTCGGCGCTGCAGAACCGCATCGACTTCAACGACCCGGGCCAGTCGGGTCACGATGCCGTCGCGCAGCAGCTCGCCGAGCAGGGCTCGGAGAGCCACACCAAGCGCCGCGGCCGTCGGGCCAGCTGAGCACCTGGCTCGGGCGGTTCGCGCCGCCCGAGCCCCAGAATTCGACGTGCTGCGGCTCTAGGAGAACCTGAATGGCCACCGATCTCGCGTTCCTGACCGGAACGGGCGGCGCATCGCGCGCCTATACGCCGGCAGCGCGCAAGGCGGACAACACGCTGGCCACGCCCACCGACACCCCGATCATCGAGATCTCCGGGCCGGCGCTGGGCACTCCGACCGACACGCCGACTCCGGACATCAGCCAGCCGGGCGTGCCCTTCAGCGTCATCTCGCTGCTCAAGGGCGCAGTGGCGAACCTGCTGGCCATCCAGACCAAGCTTCTGGCCGGCATCGGCGTGACGGTGGCGCCCAACGGGCTCGGCCCGCTGTCCTCGGTGCCCGGGCCCTCGAACAACGGCACCCCGATCGGCACGCCTCCGGTCGGCAAGCGCGGCATCCGGATCTACGTCCCGCCGGGCTCCTCCGTCAGCTTCACGATCGCCGGCTCGCAGCCGCAGAACCCGCCGACCACCCTCACGGTCGGCAACCCGTCCACGAATTCGGTCCCGGCGAACTGGGACGAGGATCTCGCCGCCGGGCAGCAGATCTACGTCACGGCCGTCACCGGCTCGCCCCTGTTCCGCTGGTACTGAGGGCCTGACCGATGGTCACGTGGAATCAGATCAATTCCTACACCCCGACGGGTGGCCCGGTCGCGGCTCAGCCGAGCCCCGGCGTCGCCAGCACCTCGGGCTGGGTCGACGAGTCGGGCAAGATCTGGTCGATCGACGACAAGAACCGGCTGATCATGAGCCGGGACACGTCGGCGGGGCAGCTGTTCTCCAATTCGGTGCTGCGCCGCCCCGCGTCCGAGACCTCGGTCAACGGCCGGCTGCGCGTCACCCTGGCCGGCGCCTACTCGTCGTCGGGCATCTACCCGTTCTTCCGGATCACCGGCCAGCAGAAGACCCGGTGCGGCTACTGGGTCGGCGCGGACAATAACGGCCCGTTCTTCGGCGCCATCGTCAACGACACCTTCTACGCGATCGGTCGAGGCACCCTCACCGGCACGTTCGAGTTCATGAACGCGCCGAAGAACTACGTCCTCGACGCCAGCTGCGAGCAGATCAACTCGACCACCACCCGCCTGACGCTGACGCAGTACGCGGCGGACGGCACCACGGTGATCTGCAGCGCGACGGCCACCGATACGCGCAGTGAGCTGCAGAACGTCGCCGGCTCGATCGGTCTGTCGCAATACCTGAACGGTTCCGACCCGCTCTATCCGGTCCTGGCCCTCGTTACCTTCAACGACCAGGCCGCGACGGCGACCGTCCTGATCCCGGTGGATTCGCCGGCCTTCAAATTCTCGCCCGGCAACTGGAAGGGCGACACGGGCCGGGGCGGCTCCGTGTTCCGCAAGACGTGGTACCCCGGCGCCTACTTCGATATCCACTGGACCGCGTCAGCGACCCAGGCGACTGCGGTGCTGCTGATCCCGTCCACGAGCAGCGGGGTGATGCTGACCTACGTCCTGAACGGGACGGTGGTGGACAACGTGAGCGCCAAGGATGCGATCACGATCTACAACATCCTCCCGGGCGTCGAGAACCGGCTGCACGTCTTCCTGAGGAACCTGCCGGACACCTCCCGCTGGAACAACGGGAACAACACGCTCCAGATCAACGGCCTGCGGGTCGATGCGAACGGCTCGGCGGCGGCCGTGGCGACGCCGGTTGGCGCCTGGGATCTGATCGTAGGCGATAGCCTGGTCGAGGGCGTCCAGGCGGACGATGGCAAGAACAGCTTCGCGAAGTGCTGGGCCTACATGTTCGGGCAGGCCATTCGCGACGCGGGCCGGGACTATTCGATCAGCGCCTGCACGTATTCCGGCTTCCTCCGCAATGGGGACGGGGAAGGGGACGTTCCGCCCTACTATTACGCCCCGAACGGCAACTACAATGCGGTCAGCCGCTGGGACAAAATCGATGCGGGCGTCTCACTCCTCGATGTCGAGGGCAAGATCAGCGCGGCCGGCGCCAGCGGCACGACCCCGTCCAACATCTGGATCATGTACGGGACCAATGAGGCGCTGAATCAGGAGAGCCTGACTTCGCTGTCGACGTCCCTGACGGCCTGCATGACGGCGCTCCGCCGGGCGGCGCCCGGGGCGAAGATCAACATCATCGTGCCGTTCGCGCTCTACGCGCTGACCGCCTCGAAGGGGGCGGACTACTGCGCGGCGTTGAAGGCAGGCTTCGCGGCCTACCAGCAGCAGGCGCCGCTCGACACCAACATCGCGCTGATCGACTTCGGAGCCGCCTTCTCCGCCCGCCTGACCTCGGCGCTCTACGGCGGCGCGATCATCCACGGCAACGCGGCGATGCACGCGCTCGAGGCCGCCCGGATGATCCCGAAGCTGGCCGCGAACACGAACGTCGGCGTGTCGCTGCCGGTGTTCCGGTCCGGCTTCAAGTAACGGGCCCGGAGGGACCATGACGATCCAGGCCGACATCAAGGTCCGTCTCGGGACCAACAAGCCGGACGTCGCGTGGCTGCTGCAGCGCGCCGACGGCTCGCCCTTCGCCGGGGCCGGGTCGGAATTCGAGCTGAAGATCTACCGCGGGTCGAAGGCGCTGCTCGAGCTGTCCACGTCGGATGGCGGGCTCATCTTCAACCCGACCACCGGCCAGCTGCGCTGGATCCGCACGATCGCGGAGAGCCGGCTGATCCCCGCGGGCTGGCTGGCTCGGTACGAGGTCGCCCGCCTGTTCGATGGCAACCGGACCGTCCCGTTCGAAGGCTATGTCATCGGCCTGGACAGCCAGACCGACGACGAACTCGACACCGGGATCGACAGCGACGACCCGCAGCTGGTCATCGTCCAGATCGCCGGTGAGCAGGGTCCGCCCGGCCCGCCCGGTCCGGCTGCCGGCGGCCAGGCTCGGTCCTACCCGGTCGCCGTGCCGATCAGCGGTCACCGCGGCGTGCGGCTCTCGAACGGCAACCTGCTCACGGTGAGCCCGGACGAGCCGACCCATGCCGACACGTGCTTCGGGATCACGACCGGCGGCGGCGCCGCAGGATCCTACGTCGAGGTCCGGTCCGGCGGCGTCATGGATGAGCCCAGCTGGAATTGGTCACCGGGGCCGATCTTCCTCGGCCTCGACGGAGTGCTGACGCAGGCGCCGAAGCGGGCCGCCTTCGAGCAGCGCGTGGGCTTCGCCGCAGGTCCGACGGCGATGCTCGTAGCCATCGAGCCCGCCATCCTTCTCGCACACTGAGGTACCTCCACCATGGCAGCCAAAACCTTCCTCCGCAGGGTCGCGGGGCGCTTCCAAGAGATCGTCGCGGTCGTCGTCTCGGCCGGCGCCGCGAACGATGGTGACCTCGTCGCCCTCGATCCGAATGGCCGGCTCGACGCATCGCTGATGCCGTCGGGCTTCGGCGCCGACGTGGTCAGCGCCGCGGCCACCGAGGCGATCACCGCCCCCGCGCTCGTGAACCTCTACCTGGCCGGCGGCGTGCTCAGCGTCCGCAACGCTGACCAGTCGGCCGAGGGCAAGGAGGCCAACGGCTTCGTCACCGCCTCGATCGGCAGCGGCACCGCGGGTCAGGTCTCGCTGTCCGGCAACCTGACCGGTCTGACCGGGCTCGATGTCGGCTCGCGCTACTTCCTGGGCACCGTGGGCCAGCCGACCAAGACGCCGGCCACCGGCGCCGGCAAGGTCGACCAGTTCGTCGGCAAGGCGATCTCGCCGACCACCATCGCCTTCCGCGCGCACGACTACGTGCTCAAGGCCGCCTAAGCGATGACCGACCGTCTCCCCCTCTGCCGCGTCGCCGGCAGGACCGTCGAGCTGCCCGCGGGCGATGGGATCGCGGCCTCCGCCTTCCCCGCGCTCAAGGGCGGCGCCACGGGCTACGTCCTGACCAAGCTCTCGGGCTCCGATTACGACTTCACGTGGTCGGCTCCTGCGACCGGGGGCGGCGGCGGGGGAGGCGGCGTCACGGCCGCGCAGGCCCGCTCGATCGCCCGTCGAGCTGCAATCCGATTCGGTGTGAGGTAGCCCGTGGCCCAGTCCGCAGCCCGGCTCGCGCCGGCGCAATACACCTTCTCGCCGTCCACCCGGCAGATCACCTTCGGCGGCGTCCCGGGCTTCTCGGTCGATGGCCTCATGGTCATCGTCAACGGTGCCAACGGGAAGGTCATCTTCGACCCCGAGGACGACAGCGGGGCGCTCGGCTACACCGCGGCCAATGCCAACAGCGTCACCCTGGCCTACGACACCACCGGGATGTCGGCCACGGACCCGCTGAAGGTCTACTACAACGACCTGGCCCGCGAGGATCTGCTCCTCACGTTCAACCCGACCACCACGGGCGTGATCCCGGGCTCGACCCTGCCGCTCAAGAGCTACCTGTCGGCGGTCGGCGAGGTCATCTCCTCGACCAGCATCAACGTCAACGTCGAGGTCTCGATCGACGGGGTGAACTGGAAGGTCGGCGGCCAGAGCCTCGTCGGCCGCCTCCCGAACCTCCACCCCAACGGTGGCGACACCAACCTCAACCAGGGGACGCCGTACAACACCCGGCAGTACGACGTCAGCGCCTTCCGCTGGATCCGCTTGAGCGTCAACTCGATGGCGGCGGGCAACCCGGTCGTCAACCTCGTCCTGAAGACCAACATGGCGGCGATCCGCGATGTCTTCGTGACCTCGGGCGTGATCACCGCCAACTTCGATAGCGGTGCCTCGGTCGGTTACGTCCGGACGACCGCCCTTAACCCGGAGGTGGTCCGCGGCACCCTGCAGGGCGGTGCGACCGTCTCCAACGGCACGCTCACTGGCGGTGTCCTCTCGGCCGGCGCGGTGGTCACCGGCGGCTCCAGGCAGGCCTTTGGCCAGCCGAACCCCTACTTCTCGCGCTACGGCGTGCAGGTCATCTCGGACCAGTCTGGCACCATCCAGATCCAGGCCTCCACCGACGCCGCGAACTGGATCAACGTCTCGCTGCCGGTGGCGGTCACGGGCGGCCAGCCGCTCGACCTCGAGGTGAAGGTCCGCGCCAACTTCTACCGACCGGTCTTCACGAACGGGGGCACGGCCACCGCGGCCAACGCCCTGTCGATCCTCGGCGCTTTCTGCGGAGCCTAAGCCATGACGCTGCGCCTGGGGGCTGGTGAGGTCATGACCGAGGGCGGGCTCCGGCTCGCCAACGCCCAGATGGCGGCCGGCCTGACGGTCGCGGGGCTCGGGGAGATGGCGTTCGCACCGAAGCTCTCGATCCCGGCCGGCACCCTGGTGTCCGGCACGAGGATCCGCCTGGAGCAATTCGGGGTCTACACGTCGGTCGGCCTGACGCCGTCGATCATCCCCCGGGTCCGGCTCGGCGGCGTCTCGGTATTGCCGGCGCGCACGATCATGGGCCTGGGCGGGGATACCAACGCGCCCTGGCAATGCGTCGTGGACATCATGGTCCTGGGCGCGACCCTGGTCTCCTCCGGGCGCCTGCTGCTCGACGACAACCAGATCCGGATCTTCGGCGGCCCGGCCGTCGCGGCTCCCGACTTCGCCAAGCCGCTGGACCTGATCTCCACCGCCCAGTGGATGCAGGCCGGCTGCTCGATCACGGCCCAGGGCTGGATCGCCAACATCAACCCGCCGCAGGCCTGAGATGACCGCATCGATCATCAAGCGGGCCGCCTCCGCGCGCCTGACCACCGTCGAAGGCGTCTGCCTCGACCTCGGCCGCCCGCTCGGCACGCCCGCGGACCGGCAGATCGACCGCTTCATCGATCAGGTCTCGGGCACGGTCGCCGCCTTCTGCCGCCGCACCTTCGGCCGGCAGATCTACTGCGAGCGGATCGACGAGATCCCCGCGGACGGGCTCGACCTCCAGCACGCCCCCCTCAACCGGATCGTCAGCCTCGGGGTCCGCGGCGGCGCCCGCTTCGTCGAGGACGCCTACCTGATCAGCGACGGCAAGCTGCTGCTGACCGGAGGGTCGAGCGCGGGCGGGGACATCTCGGCCTTCACGGTCTGGCACGCCCGCCTGCCGGCCCTGATCGTCACCTACGAGGCCGGCTGGCTGCTCCCGGGCGAGGTGGTGGGCGACGACTTCACCGGCGACACCCCGCTGCCGGCGGAGATCGAGCGCGCCGCCGTGCAGCTGGTCGGCGTGTCGCTCTCCGAGGCCGGCCGCGACGCCACGATCAAGCAGGACAGCGTCGAGGGAATCGGCAGCCGGTCCTACTACGTCCAGGGCGCCTCCGCGTCCCTGCCGCACCCGGCCGCCGAGGCGACCCTGCTGCGGCACCAGATGCCGGTGCTCGTATGACGCCGGCCGACGCCATCTCGTCGCTCGACCGGCAGATCGCCGATCACGGGCAGGTCGTCACGCTCCGGCGCGTCGTGCCGAACAAGCCGGCGATCGAGGCCAAGGTCCGCGCCTTCGTGCGAGGCTACAAGCCCGATGAGCTGTCCGGCGGGATCAAGCAGGGCTCGAGCCTGATGATCCTGTCGCCGTCCAGCCTGCCGGCGGCATTCCGGGGCGTGGCGAACCGGCTGGCCTCGAACGAGAAGGTCAAGGTCAGCGGGCGATCGCTGAACGTCGAGATCGTCGAGCCGGTGGAGATCGGCGGCGTGCTTGTGCGCCTGAACGTGACGCTGGCCGGCTGATGGCTCGCGTCCGGCTCCGGTCCTTCTCCCGCGACCTGCAGGTCATGGTCGATCGCAGGCTGTCCGTGCAGGCGCGGCAGGGCCTGGCGGCCGAGATGGGCCGGCGCGTCCTGGCGCAAGCCCAGGAGCACAATGCCCGCGTGCTCGGCTCCGTGCCGAAGCACGACACCTTCGTGGACGGCCGGCCGACGGACGACCTCGAGAGCGTGAACCCGGACCGGGGCTCGATGCTGTTCCGGTTCAACCTCGGGACCGACGTCTTCCGGTGGATCGACGAGCAGCTGATCCTGCACTCGCCGGTCGGCGATACGCCCAAGAGCCCGGAGTACAACAAGAGCCACATCTTCTTCGCGGACGATGACCAGGCCGACCCGGACAGCGTGGCCCAGGGCGAGACCTTCATCTTCCTGAACACCGTGCCCTACGCCCGGAAGATCGAGCGCGGCCTGTCCGACCAGACCCCGGACGGCGTCTACGAGGTGGTGGCGGTCCTGGCCGCTCAGCGCTTCGGCAACATCGCCTCGATCCGGTTCGGGTACCGGTCATTCCAGGCCGGGGCCATCGTCTACAACCCGGGCAAGTTCGACCTGCGGAAGGGCTTCCGGGGCCAGGGCTTGAGCGAGTCCGAGGCGAAGGCCGCGGCCAGCCAGATCATCAAGGCCGAGCGCGACACGCGCCAGCCGGCGATCATCATCACCATCAGGTAGCGCAGTGGCAAAGCTGGCCGTCACCACCACCGTCGAGGGGGTTCTCTCGGCGTGGCCGCAGTGTCCTGCGCGGATGCGGGTGAACGAGAAGGGCCAGGTCGACGGGACCGGCACGCTCTTCCTCCTGGTCCAATACCCGGTGGCGAACGGCGAGCGCTGGAGCGTCGGCCGCGACTTCACCGAGGTCGGCGGCGTCCGGTTCGTGATCCACGCAGAGCGCGGCTCCGGCACCGACGAGAGCCAGAAGCTCGGTGAAGAAATTGCCAAGTTGTTCCGAGGTCAGAGGATCAACGGCATCGAGTTCGGCGCGCCCACGTCACCGCTCATCAACGATGCGAACGATGCCGGCGCGTACTTCAAGACTTCAGTCGTCGTCCCGTACGTCTACCACTTCGACGACGCTGAGGAGCCCTGAACAGGAGCAACTCATGAAAATCACGAACAAGTCCACCTCTCATCTGACCTTCGGCTACGGCGACGACGCCGTGACCTTGGCCCCGGACGAGACCTCCGGCGACCTGAAGCTGAAGGCGGACGACATCCACGTCGCCGCGCACCTGGCCGCCCAGAACATCGAGGTCACCGGCCGCGGCGCGCCGAAGGCCGACGAGCCCGGCGCCCACTGAATTCCCCGGCCCCGTAGGCCGGCCCGAAGCAGCCGCCCGCCCAGCGCGCAAATCCACAAATCCAGCCGCGGCTTGGGCAGCCGTAAATTCGGAAAGCAGGAAATCCAGTAATGCCCATCATCACCGCCTCCGGCACCAAGATCGAGATCGGACCCGTCGCGGCCGATACGGTCACCACCGCGTCCCAGTACGCCGCGCTCACCCCCTACGTCGCGATCGGCCGCGTGGAGTCGTACGGCGACTTCGGCGACGAGGCCGCCGCCGTGACCTTCAACTCGGTCGGCGCCGGCCGCATCGAGAAGGCGAAGGGCTCGAAGGACGCCGGCACCCTGGCGCTCACCGTGGGCTACGACCCGCAGGATGCTGGCCAGGTCGCGGTCGAGGCCGCGCTGGCGAACATCAACAACTTCGCCTTCCGGGTCACGTTCCCGGACAAGTCGGTGCAGTATTTCCGCGCCCTGGTCATGTCCAAGCGCCGCTCGATCGGCTCCGCGGACAACGTGATCAAGCGCGTGTTCAACCTCGGCATCAACTCCGAGATCTTGGACGTCGCAGCTCCCGTGAGCTGATCGAATTCACCCGGGCTGACCACACTCGGCCAGGGGTGAACGGGCGTGGCGTCTTGTCGGGAGCGCCACGCCCACCAACCAAATCCCGATAATCCCGAAAGCGAGTAATTCGACATGATGGACCTTTCGACCCTCGACACCACCGCCGTTTCCGAGACCGGCGCCAAGATGGAGGTCACGCACCCCGTCTCCGGCGCGCTGCTGGCGGGCACCTCGATCGTCCTGGCCGGCCAGGACAGCGATCGCTACCGCGCCATGGACCGGAAGATCTCGAACAAGCGTCTCGCCCAGTCCGGCAACGGCCAGCGGCTGAAGCTGACCGCGGAGAGCCTCGAGGCCGACAACCTCAACAAGCTGGTCGCCTGCACGATCTCGTGGGAGGGCATCGCCTTTGGCGGCTCGCCGAAGGAATGCACCCCGGAGAACGTCCGCGAGGCCTACACCCGGCTGCCGTGGCTCCGTGAGCAGGCCGAGACCTTCATCGGGGATCGGGCAAATTTCTTGAAGGCGTAGCCGCTGAGCTGGTCCAGCACTGCGAACAGAGCGCGGCGTCCCGGAATTACCGGGGCGCCCCGCCTTTCGTTCTCGGCTACGTCTGGGAGTGGTTCGTGGAGCTGAGCGGCACACGGACGTCCAACGGGTTCGGACCCAACCCGATCAGCTTCACCGAAATGCAGGCCTGGGCCATCCTCAACGGCATCGCCCCGACGCCCTGGGAGATCCGGCTGCTCCGCCGTCTCGACGCCGCCACCCTGGCCATCAAGGCGAGCGACGAGTTCGTCGACGGCGTGCCTGAGGTGGAGGCCGACGCCGAGGACATGGAGGCCGTCATGGCCGTCTTCGCGAGCCTCAAGGCCCGCGCGGCGGCCGTCTACGGCAGCTAGTCCAGGGCGAGGCCCACGATCCCGCAGATCCTGCGGGCCTCGGCATAGTCCTCTCGATCGGTGGCCACCCGGTTCAGTGCGAACCGGCCGCCGCCGATCGGGAAGATGCCGATGAAGTAGCCGCTGCCGGTGTAGCCGCCGTAGCTGTTCTTCGCGTTGACGTGCCCGCAGACCATCACCGAGCCGTCGACCGCGTGCCGCGCCGCCAGCATCTGGCCGAAGCGAGCGCTCTCCGGATCCTTCAGCCCATCGCGGACGCCTGCCTTCACGGCCTCAACCTGCTTCGGCGTCAGCCGGACCGGGACGGACGGTGGCACCTCTTCCGCTGAGACGCTGCCGGCAAAGCAGCACAGCACGACCACCCACCGAAGCATCTTCGTCCCCCCGTTGCTGGCGCGCTCTTAGCCCGACGGGTTCGGGGCGCAAAGAAGGAATCCCGATGGACGATCTGGACCTGATCAGCGAAGCCCGGGTCGAAGTATCCTCGACTGGCATGGACGAGACCGCCGCGAAGGCGACCTCGCTCGGCAGCAGCATCGAGGGCCTCGTCGTCTCCCAGGACAAGCTGTCGGCTGCCCAGATCCGGGTGAACCGCGCGCTCGAGACCACCGCCAAGAAATACGACGCGGAATACCGGGCGCTCACCGAGCTGCAGCGCGCCACCAACTTGCTCGAGCGCGCCCAGGTCCAAGGGCTGTCCGGAACCGAGGCCTACGCCCGGATCCAGAGCAACGTCACCCTGAAGCTGCAGGCCCAGGCCGAGGCCGCCCGCCAGGCCAACGAGGCTCAGCAGAAGCTGGCCGCCACCGCGCGCAGCCAGGCGCAGGCCTCCATCAACACCGCCACCGGCGTCCGGAGCGAATTCGGCACCGCGGACCGGGGCGCGGATATCGCGGCCTACGCAGCCGAGTTGGACCGGCTCCGGGAGAAGTTCGTCCCGGTGTTCGCCATGTCGCAGCAGTACGCTCGCGCGCAGGAGGAGGTCGCGGACGCCCTCCGGGTCGGCGCCATCTCGGCCAACGAGGCCGCCGAGGCGCAGCTCCGGCTGACCCGCACCTACGAAGACCAGACCCAGAAGCTCGAGCGGCTGGGCCAGGCGCGCAAGGAATCCGCCCAGCGGTCGGTGAACTCCCAGCTGATCGTGCCGGACCGCGGCGGCGACATCGCGGCCTACGCGGCGGAGCTGAACGCCCTCCAGGCCGAGTTCGACCCGCTGTTCGCCGCCGAGCAGAAATACGAAGCCGGCATGGAGCGGGTGCAGCGCGCGCTCGAGGTGGGCGGCATCTCCCAGGCCGTGTTCAACGCCCGCGTCGCCGAGATGGGCGCCGCCCTGGACGAGGCCGTAGCGAAGCTCTCCGGCCTGGCCGCGGCCCAGGAGGCTGCCTCCCAGTCGTCGAAGCGGGCCGTCGCCGCGCAGGCCGAGTTCAACACCCTCCTCGGCGTGAAGACCGATTTCGGGACCGACAACCGCGCCGCCGACATCGAGGCGTTCGGCCAGGCGCTGAGTGACACCCGAGCGCGATACGATCCGGTCTACCGGGCCCAGCAGCTCTACGTCACCGGGCTGAAGGAGCTGCGCGCCGCGCTCGCCTCCGGCGCGATCGACACCGACATCTTCTCCCAGCGCCTGTCCGAGCAGAAGGCCGCCTTCACCGAGGTCGCCGCGTCGCTTGGGATGATGACCGCCAAGCAGCGGGAATACGCGGAGGCCTCCCAGGCAGCTGCCCGGGTCAGCCAGATCCAGGGCGTGAAAGAGAACGTCGGCGAGGACGCCCTGGCCTACGCGCAGTCTCTCGATGAGGCTGCCGCCCGGGTCGACCTGCTCTACGGCGCCGAGCGCGAGCTGAAGCGCTCGCAGGCCGAGATCAACGCCCTGTTCGAGGCCGGCGTGATCAGCGCGGAGGCCCAGGCGAAGGCGCTCGACCGCGCCGCCGGCCGCTTCAACAACCAGAAGATCGAGATCGAGAAGGCCGAGCAGTCGACCGCGCGGCTGACGAAGGGCGTGGGCCTGAACGCCTACCAGTGGCAGAACCTGTCCTTCCAGATCAACGACGTCATCACCTCGCTGACCTCCGGCATCGGCGTGGTGCAGACGGTCGCGCAGCAGGGCGGCCAGATCTTCCAGATCCTGCAGACCGCTGCCGGCGGCGTGACCGGCGCGCTCAAGTCGATCCTCGAGGCCTTCCTCCGGATCAACCCGCTGATCGCCATCTTCGGCACCCTGGCCGTAGCGGCCGGCGGCGTGGCGCTCGCGCTCTACAACTCGGCCAAGGCCAGCCGCGATGTCGAGTTGGGCCTGCTGGGCGTCGGCGCTGGCGCGGGCCTCACCGCGGACCAGATCGGCATCATCGCGATCCAGGCCTCGAAGACCGCCCAGATCACGGTCGGCGCCGCGCGCGAGATCGAACTCGCCTTCCTGAAGTCGGGCAAGGTGGCGGCCGAGGCCTTCCTGCCCGGCACGGTGGCCGTGGCCAACTACGCCCGGAAGAACGGCGTCAGCAACTCCGACGCGGCCAGCACGGTCGCGCAGAACCTCACGGAACTCGGTGAGGGCGGCTACGAGAAACTGGCCAAGGAGGCCGGCAACTTCGACGTCATCCTCGAGGCCCAGGTTCGGTCCCTGCTGAACGCCGGCAACCAGGCCGAGGCGCAGCGCCTGGTGATCGAGCGCTTCGCCGAGGCCTACGCCAAGGCCGGCGAGAAGCTGACGTGGTTCGAGCGCGCCATGAACGCCGTGAAGAGCGGCGCGAGCAACCTGTCGGATGCGGTTTCGCGCGGCGTCAATGGCACCGTCGAGATCCCCGAGCAGCTGGAGCGCGTCGAGGCGGCGATCCGCACCCGCAAGAAGCTCAGCGTCGCCACGGGCGTGGATGTCGACACCTCCGACCTCGACGCCAAGCGGGACAAGATCAAGGCTGATATCGCGAAACTCGGAGAGGACGCCGCGCAGGCTGCCAAAAAGGTCAAGACCAACCTCGAGGGTCTGAAGAGGGACGCGGTCAATGCAGTCGTCCCGCAGCTGGCAGATCTCAAGAAGGTCCGCGACCAGATCGAGCAGAACAACGGCCTGATCAGTGCGATCGAGAACGCGCCGAAGCCTTCGGATCCCGAGACGGCGAAGCGGTACAAGGAAGATCTCGATGCCGCCATCAAGACGCAGAAGGGCCTGACCGCGGCCGAGCGCGACTATGCTGCTGCCGGCGGCCCGGCGAACCTCGAGCGCGAGAAGGGCAACCGCCTCCTCAAGGCCAAATTCGCTATGGAGGCTGCGCGCACGCCCGCGCAGCGCCAGGCAGCGGCTGTCGATCAGGTGGAGGCCGAGAATTTCGGCACGAAGCTCGACCAGACCGAGCGCGATGCGCGCAAGGCTGACGCGGCCAAAAAGGCGCTTCAGGAATACGCGGTCGCCTCGAAGAACGCCTCGGACGCGCAGGTCCAGCAGACCACCACGGCCAACGTCCTGGCGGACGCCACGGCCAAGGGGGCGAACAAGTCGGTCGAGGCGATCGCCGCTCAGCGCAAGGTCGAGGAGGATATCGACGCGGGCCGGACCGATGCGGCCGAGAAGAACAAGAAGGTCCGGGAGCAGCTGGAAAACCAGCTGTCGGGGCTCAACAAGGCGGCGGCCGATCGGGTCAAAGCCGCTCAGATCGAGGCCCAGGGTCGCGAGACGGCGAACGCCTCGATCGAGAAGGGCGGGCGCAGCGCGGCCGATGCTGCCCGGCGCATCGCTGGTGAGAACGAGGTGCGCAAGCTCCGGGTCGAGGCCATGGCGGCCGAGGGCGAGGCCGCCCAGAACCTGACCCAGCGCAGCGACGAACTGGCCGCGGCCCAGAACCGCCAGATCTCGGCCGAGGACAAGGCGAAGCTGCTGACCCTCGCGGAGGACGAGCAGCGGAAGATCGACCTGCTGATGGAGGAGTCGCGCCTGCTCGGGGAGAATACCCGCGAGCGGCAGGCACGCCTGATCGTGCTCCAGGCCGAGCAGAGCCTGAAGAAGGACGGCATCGATCCGACCAGCGCGGCGGCCCAGCCGTATCTCGACAAGGTCCGGATGCGCGCGGATCTCGACACCGCCAAGCAGGAATACGAGCGCCTCGCCTCGGACATCTCGTCGGCGGTGTCCGGCATCTTCGACGACATGTTCAAGAAGGGGAACAAGGGCTTTGCCGGGTTCGCCGACTCGTTCTCGAAGGGGTTCAGCCGGATCGGCACGCGCCTGCTCGAGCAGAACATCATCGCGCCGCTGATCGGCGGCCAGGGCCTCGACGGTAAGGGTGGCGGGCTCGAGAAGCTGTTCTCCGGCTTCGGGAAAATCTTCGACACGGACAAGGTCGAGAAGGCCGTCAGCAGCGGCTCCGAGAGCGGTACCGCCTCGGGCTTCCTGTCCATCTTCAAGCCGAAGAGCGGCGGCGCCTCCAACGGCGCATTCTCGATGGGCGGCCTGGGCGGCGGCGTGCTCGCGGCCGGTGCCGGCGCATCGATCGGCTACCAGAGCCAGAGCCCGCTGATGGGCGTCCTGGGCGGCGCCCTGACCGGCGCAGCCACACCCCTCGGCCCGCTCGGCGCGGTGATCGGCGCTGGCGCAGGCCTGCTCGGTGGCCTGTTCGGCGCCTCCCAGGCCAAGAAGGAGGCCAAGAAGAAGCTGCAGCAGGAGCTGCAGGCCCGCAAGGAGGCGCTCGAGCAGGCCCGGCCGCAGATCGAGCAGCTCGACGCGATGCTGTCCGGCAACTCGATCGGCAACCTCGGGAAGAACATCTCGGACGCGCTCTCCCAGGTGAAGGCCGCGGCCAAGACCGCCAGCGACGGCGGCGATCGCGCCCTGGCCGACAAGCTGGTCCGTGACTTCGAGGCCTACGTCGCCCGGCAGACCGCGGTGTTCGCCCGGGGCTTCGAGGGCGTGCTCGCCGAGGTCCAGGCCGGCTTCGGCACCGGCGGCGCGTTCTCGACCGCCCTGGGCGCCGTGCAGACCCTTGGCGACGCCCTGAAGGGGTTCGTCGCGGATGCCGGCCGCCTGACGGATCCGGCGGCGCAGCAGCGGGCTCGCGCGGCGGCCGTCGAGGGCGCGCTCTCCAGCGTCGAGGCGCCCAAGACCCTGTCGTCGACCCAGACCGAGCTGCAGCGCATCAACGGCACGGCCGCCGGCCTCACCCAGGTGCTGCTGGATCTCGGCCTCTCCGCCGAGCAGGCCGCAGCGGCGATCAAGGACCGGACCACGAAGGCGCTCGACGCGCTGGCCTCGAAGTTCAACGACGACCTCGATCGCAAGATCAACGGCGCTAAGGGGAAGGACTACCTGAATGACGCCTCCGATCTGATCAAGGAAGTCGGCAGCCTCAACGCTGACGCGGCATCGCTTGGCCAGGACGGCGGCAAGGTCGACAACTACTTCTCCGCCGCTGCACAGAAGATCGTCGACAGCTCGCAGCTGGCCGGCGACGCCTTCAACGAGCTGATCGGCGCGTTCCCGGAACTGGCCGGCCGGGTCCACGAGTACACCGAGGACAGCAAGAAGTCGGCTGCCGAGATGGCCAAGGCCGCCGCGGATGCGCTCGCCGCCATTCAGGATCGGAAGCGCGCCTACGAGGATCGCTATGTCGAGGCGACCCTCGGCGGCAACAACGACCTCTGGTCCAAGACCACGGTCATGGCCCGGAACCACGAATGGGAGCAGTGGACCGAATCGGCCAAGGGCGGCCAGGCCATGGACTACCTGCTGCAGGCCCAGCAGGCCGAATACGAGAAGATGATCCGGGACTACAACCAGGCTGTGAACGATCGCCGCCAGGCCTTCGGCAGCCGGCAGCTGTCCGCGCAGAGCGATGGCAGCCTCGGGTCGCAGCTCAACCTGTTCGACCGCAACGCGCAGCAGGAGCGCCTCGAGGAGGTCCGGAACGGCGGCGACGCGCTGGTGCAGCTCGAGGCGGCGCAGGCGGCCGAGCGCTGGAAGATCGTCAAGGAATACTACGACCGGGTCAACGACCGGATCCGCGCCTTCAACGATCGCGCCTTCGCGGCGACGAACAACGAGAACACCCTCGCGGGCAAGCTGGCCGCGTTCCAGCGCGCGGCTGCCCAGCAGCAGCTCGAGGAGGCGAAGGCCGGCGGCGAGGCCATGGCGGCCCTCTACGCGGCCCAGGGAGCAGAGCAGCAGAAGATCATCAACGACTACTACCGGGCGGTCCGCGATCGGCAGGCCGGCTTCCAAGACCGGGCGTTCGCCGCGGGCAGCGATGCCTCGTCCCTGGCGGGTCAGCTGGCCACCTTCGAGCGCCAGGCCCAGAAGGACCGCGCGGCCGAACTGGAGATCGGCGGCGAGGCCATGCTGGACCTCACCCGGGCCCAGGAGGCGGAGCGAGCCAAGATCGTCCGCGACTACTACGAGGCCGTGAACCAGCGGATCCTGTCGTTCCAAGACCGCCTGTTCGCCGCCACGAACACGTCGGATCTGGGCGGCCAGCTGGCAGCGTTCGACCGCGCTGCCGCGGCGGAGCGCCTGGCCGAGATCAAGACGGGCGGCGAGGCGCTGACGGCTCTGATGGCCGCGCAGAACGCCGAGCGCCAGAAGCTGATCGACGAGTACAACCGGGCGATCGCCGAGCGGCGGTCGGGCTATCAGGACCGCGCGTTCTCGGCTGCCAACGACAACGGGCTCAACGCGCAGCTCGCGGCGTTCGAGCGCGCCGCCCAGAAGGAGAGGGCGGACGAGATCAAGGCGGGCGGGGAAGCGATCCTCGACCTGACGATCGCCCAGGAGGCCGAGCGCGCGAAGATCATCCGGGACTACTACGAGCAGGTCCGCACCCGGATCGGGGGCTATCAGGACCGGCTCTTCGCCGCCACGACCGACGCCAACACGCTCGCCGGGCAGCTGGCGGCGTTCGACCGCCGGTCGGCTGCCGAGCGCGCGGAAGAGGTGAAGGCCGGTGGGGAGGGGCTCGCGTACCTTGAGGCCGCCCAGTACGCCGAGCGGCTGAAGGTGATCGAGGACTTCAACAAGCAGGCTAAAGCCGCGTTTGACGACTTCGCCAACACCATCAAAAAATTCTTGGAGCAGATGCTCGCCGGCAGCGCCTCCCCGCTGTCGCCCGAGGCCCGCCTCAAGGCCGCTCAGAGCCAGTACGACGAGCAGCTGAAGCTCGCCCAGGGCGGGGACAAGACGGCGCTGGGCAGCATCACCAGCTACGCCCAGACGCTGCTCGACGCCGGCAAGGCCTACTACGCCTCGAGCCAGGCCTTCCAAGACGTGTTCCAGCAGATCTACGACCAGCTGGGCAAGCTGCCGGAGCAGGTCGGCCAGCAGGCCTTCGGCGACACGGCCTCGGGCACGGGCAGCTCGGCGCTGACCGACAGCGTCACCAAGGCGCTGGCGGCCCAGTACCTCCAGCCGCTCGGCGCCTCGAACGACGACATGGCGAGCCCGGCCGCGTCGTCGCCGGCCGCGATGGCCACGCCCTCGAACCAGGGCGCGGCTCTCCTGGCGGAGCTGAAGGCGATCGGGGCCCGCCTCGACGCCCTGCGCGGGGACGTCAAGGAGAACACCGAGGTCACGGAGGAGGGCGCCTTGCAGGAGATCGCGGAGCTGAAGAGCGTCGGCGCCGCGCTCTCCAAGGGCAACCGTGACGACTCCCGGCGCGAGGTGGCCTGATGACCATCTACGTGGTCGAGATGCAGGCCCACACGGGCGCTGGCGGCGTCCAGACGATCTACGCCTCCAGCGGCCCCTTCAACACCGGCCCGAACGATTCGCCGGCGCACACCCACTTCCAGCCCGCGCTGACGACGCCCCTCAACTTCGAGCGGCACCTCTTCAGCGAGGGTAGCACCAGCGGCAACTCGACCGTGGCCTACGGGGAGATCGTGCTCGCCAACGCGCACGGTCGCTTCGACGCCTGGGCGGACTACTCGTTCAACGGCCGGCCGGTGACGGTCCGGGTGGTCAAGCAGGACATCTTCGGCAACGCCAAGGGGCTCTACAAGGACGCGCCGATCATGCTGCGGGGCACGATCGAGAGCCTCGACATCACCGACGCCTTCCGGACGATCCGGCTGCGGATCCACGATCGGCTCGCCGACCTCGACAAGCCGCTGCTGACCACCCGGTACCTCGGCACGACGGTCTCGGCCGGCGCGACCGCGGAAGGCCCGGCAACGCTGAAGGACACGGTGAAGCCCCGGGTCTACGGGCTCGTCCGGAACCTGACACCGATCGACGTCAACCCGTTCGACCTGATCCGCCAGGTCTCGGACCGGGCCTGCAGCTCGATCAAGATCTACGACGGCGGCCTGCCGCTCACCCTAAACGGGGACTACGGGACCGTGGCCGCGCTCCGGGGTGCCAGCCTCGCGGCCGGCCAGTACGCGACCAGCCTGGCGCTCGGGCTGATCCGGCTGGGGGGCACCCCGGCGTTCGGCGTGACCGCGGACGTGGTGTCGGCCGGCGCCCGGGACGCGGCGAGCCTGGTGCGCCAGATGCTGCTCGATTTCGGCATGACCACCGCCGACCTCGACCAGGCCTCGCTGACCGCGCTGACGGCCCTGAACGGCGCGAGCTGCGGCCTCTGGGTCAACGATGACCGGACCGCCATCACGGCGATCCAGACCATGCTCCAGTCGATCGGCGCCTGGATCGTCCCGAACACCCAGGGGGTCTACACCTTCGGCCGCCTCGACCTGCCCACCGGCGACGCGGCGGCGGCCTTCCGGGAGTGGCAGCTCCGGGGCGAGGTGAAGCGTCTCTCGCCCACCGACGCGAACGCCGGGATCCCGGCCTACCGGGTCACCATCCGATACGCCCGCCTGCCCACCACCATGACCGAGGATCAGCTCGCAGGGGCGGTCGATGTGGCGCGCCGGGCTGCCCTGCAGCTCGAGTGGCAGGAATCGGTGGCCGAGGATCCCTCGGTGAAGACGGTCCACCTCCTGGCCCAGGAGATGACCTTCGACACGTGCATGACCGAGCCCGCGGACGCGGCGGCCGAGGCGGCGCGCCGGCTGCGCATCTACGGCGCGCGCCGAGAGATCTGGAAGTTCAAGGTCAGCGTGCTCGGCCCCGGCTACGCGCCGACCCAGGGCGCATCGGACCCCTTCGCCCCCACGCTGAAGGTCGGCTCGATCATCACCCTGCAGATGTCCCGATTCCTGAAGGTGCCGAAGCCGCTCGTGTTGATCGGCCGGGTCGATGACGCGGTGGCCGATGCCATCGAATTCAGCGCGTGGGGCTAACCAGTGAGTGAGGATCGCACATGAGCTTCTGGCCGATCTTCGGCGCCGGCCTCGACGGCAGCGCGCCAGGCATCGGTGGCGGCGACCCGGCGTCGACCGGGCCGATCGTCCTGCCGACGCCGCCGCGGCCCCAGGAGAACCTGGCGCTGATGTACGAGAACCGCGTCGACCTCGATGGGGTGAAGCTGGCCGGCGGGAAGTGGCAGCCGGGCACGCTCGGCCTCGCCAACCTCCGGACGCCGTACCTGCCCGAGGTCGCCCGGACCCTGAACACCGACCCGGCCGACACGCGGTTCTCCTGCACCCTGCCGAAGACCTTCAGCGTCGGCGGGATCGCCCTGGGCCCGACCAACCTGCGAGCCACGGCGCAGCTCCGGATCCGGTCCTATCAGGACGAGGGCAAGGTGACGCTTATGGACGACAGCGGGATGCTCTCGCTGCCGACCAACCAAGTCGATCAGCTCACGCTGGCCTGGGAGGATCCGGGCTTCTGGGAGGGCGTGACCCAGGAGTTCGACGACATCGGCAAGGGCATCGGGAAGGGCGCGACCTTCATCTATATTCCGAAATTCCGATTTGTGGCCGGATACTTCGAAGTCGAGATTTTCGATAAAGACAACCCTGACGGCTACATCGACGTCGGCCGGTTCTTCGTCAGCCGCACGTGGCGCCCGCCCAAGAACTACGAGGTGGAGTCGAACAGCCTCGATTTCGAGGCGATCACGGACGAGGAGGTCGGCCGGTCCGGCACGCTCTTCCACAATCCGCGCGCCCTGCGGCGGACGTTCAAGTTCGGCTTCTCGTACCTGCCTGAGACCGAATTCCGAGAGATCTACCAGATCGCGGTCCGGTCCGGGATCAACAATCAGGTCGTGGTCGTGCCCAACCCGGGCGACCCCAGCACCTTCCTCCGGGAGGCCTTCATCGGGACGCTTGGCGTGCCGCCGAGCCTGCGCCGGATGAGCACCCCCAACATCGCCACCGAATTCGTCGCGAAGGAATCGCTCTGATGCCTCTGTCTGCTGCTCAGCAGGCCGCCCTCGCGCGGCTGCAGGCCTTCTACGAGGGTGACAACCCCTACAACTCGGTGACCAACCCGGGCGGCTTCCGACAGGGCGGCTCGCTCTACAACTTCGTCAACGCCCTGAAGGACGTCGCCGCCGTGGTCTCCGGCGCGGCGGTGCTGGTGAGCGAAGCGGTCGCGGCCTCGGCCAACTCGCCGAAGGCCCTGCGCGTGGACGGCACGACCGGCTTCACGCAGATCGAGAAGCGCCAGGGCAGGCTGAACCTCGGTGCCGGCGGCCTGATCACCGGCTTGTCCGGAGCGACCACCCTCGGCCTCCAGCACTTCAACACCGAGGTCTATCTGGTCGGCGACGGCTACACGGTGAAGGCGCCTTCGGTGAACCTGTCCGCGAACAGCGACGGGATCACCTTCCTCAACATCGGCGGCGGCACCATCACCCTGTCCCGGGCCGACGGCGACGCAGCGGCGTTCTTCTACGCCGGGGTGAACACGCCCACGATCTCGATCGGGCCCGGCCAGTCGCTCCGGATCATCTCCGACACCTCGAACTACGTCTGCGCGATGCGGGCGATCCCGCCGGAGTTCACCCTCAACGCCAACACGCTGCAGGCCTTCACGCCCGCCCAGCGCGCGGTGATGCGCCAGAGCCTGAAGCTGGCAGCGAGCGGCTATGTCTACGTGGCGGCCAACCAGACGCTGACCCCCGACGATGTCGGCAAGATCTACTTCCTCGATACGGATCGGACCATCACCCTGCCGCTCTACGCGGCCTGCGCCGTCGGCGACACCTTCGAGTTCTTCGTCCAGGCCGGCACGCTGACGCTCACCCAGCCGGCCGGCAACACGAACGGGATTGGGGCGCCCGGCTACAGCGGCCAGACCCTGACCTTCGGCACCGGCGCTTACACGGTGAAGAAGCACGACGTGATCTGGCGGGTCTACACCTCGGGCGTGGCCAAGACCGGCGACGTCATGACCGGGCCGCTGACCGCACCGAGCATCTCAACCTCGGGCGCGAGCGGCTCGGTTAACCTGACCGGCCGGGACGGTCTGACCACGACCATCCTCTACAACGTCGGCCGGCTTTTCCGCATCTACGACACCTCGAATCAGAGCGACCTGATGCAGGTCGGTCAGGACGGGTCGATCTGGACGAAGCAGTTCGGCGACCTCAACACCCGCATCGAGGCGCGTGCGAAGGCCTATGCCGACAACGCCCAGGCGGCGTCCTCCGGCGGCGTCAGCCGAAGCGGCGACATCATGACGGGTGCGCTGCAGGTCAACGGCGATTTCCCGCAGCTCCGGTTCCAGAAGGCCGACAAGTCGATCGGCTGGGGCTGGCTCGCCCACACCGACGGCAAGGCCTACCTGCAGACCTACAACTCGCAGGGCGGCTACACCGGGAACATGCTGGTGATCGGCTCGGATGGCTCGCTCGCCACCGCGCAGTTCGGTGACCTGAATACCCGGATCGAGCAGCGGGCCAAGGCCTACGCGGACGGTGCGCAGGCCGCCGCCATCGCTTCGGCCAATTCCAACACGGCCAACGTCGCCTCGACGAAATTCGATAAGTCCGGCGGGCGGGTCAACGGCGACGTGGAAGCGACCGGCCGCGTGCGCGTCGGCGTCGGCCAGGCAGCGTCCTACCTCGAGATGCACGACTCGGACGAGGGCGTTCGCTACATCCACTGCAACAGCGGGTTCATCGGCTTCCTGGCCAATGACGGGAACTGGAGTTTCCGCGTCACGGATGGCGGCGCCGTCTGGACCCGGCAGTTCGGCGACCTCAACCAGCGCATCGAAGACCGCGGCTCTGCCTACCGGGCGGACGCGGTCAACCAGGCCAACAACTACACGAACGGTATCGGCTCCGCAGGAGATCAGGGCGGAACCGTCGTTCGCCGGTATGGCGGCGGCCAGATCCGCGCCGTGGATGGTCAGCAGACCTCCTGGGGCATGTGCATGATCAACAACGACAGCCGCATCGGTCGTTGGCAGGTCCAGGGCGGATATCTCGAGATCATCGTCGACGGCTCGTACTACGGAATTACCATCAACGCCTCCGACGAGCGGATGAAGATGAACATCCGCCCCGAGGTCGACCGGGACGAGCTGTCGAAGATCGACCAGATCGAATTCGTCCAGTTCGACTGGCGGCCGGAGGCGATGAACAGCGGGCACTGCGATTTCGGCATGATCGCCCAGCGGCTCAAGGCGATCGAGCCCCGCTGGGTGCTGGAGAACGCCGACACGAACATGCAGCTCGACCTGGCCGGGCTGCTCACCTCGAGCCTGCGGGCCAACCAGCAGCTCCACGCGAAGCTGCAGGCGCTGACCGAGCGCGTTGATCGGATGGAGATGGGACGATGAAGGCGCGCGAGAACGCCCCGAACGGCAGCATGGTCGAGCTGACCCTGTCTCCGGGCGAGAGCTTCGGGGATTTCAGCTGGCCGGGAACCGCGACCGGCACGACGGTGCTCGTTGTGCGGCGGACCGTGAACCCGCTGTCTCCGCCCGATCTGGTCCCTGCCCAGGAGGCCGATATCGCGGCCCTCGAGGCGGCGATCGCCGACGGCCTGGAGATCGAGCCCTACGAGGATCCGGCGACCGGCCTGACGCTATCCGTCTCGTCGGCGCAGGCGCTCATTCAGCTCTCGCGCATGCGGTACACCGGGCAGATCGCTCCGGAAGCCACCAACATGGCCGAGGCGGTCGAGGCCCTGATCGGGCGGTCGAGCGACTACGAGCTGAAGACGTGGTTCGCGCGGGCCCAGCGCTGGCTGCTCGACAACCCGAACGTGGCCAAGATCGCCAAGGCCTTCCAGATGACCGACGGCGAGATCCGCGCGGCCTTCGTGGCCGCCAGCAAGATCGAAGAGTAGCCCCCGCGCGCCACCAGGCCGCCGGCTTCAGCACCACCCCGACATCAGGAACCGACCATGACCGTAGCATCCGCCGCGGCGCAGACGGCTGCGCGCTCCCTGGCCGCCCTGGTGATCCTGGGGGCGGTGTCCTGCGAGCCGGCGGCAGCCCGGCACCGCCCTCGGCCGCGCCCGCCCGGCACCTTCTGCGCCGCGGTGATCGCCGAGCACGTGGGCCTGAGGCGCATCTGCGGGATCCCGGCGGCGGCGCGCCGCTGATCCACCACCCCTGAACTCCCGACACGAGGATATCGAGATGGCCGAGGCCAACCTGCAGCCGTGGTTCAAGGTCGAGATGACCTTCGAGGGCGGCCGAGTCGACGACCCGAAGGATCCCGGGGGCCGGACCGCGTTCGGCGTGACCCAGCGGGTCTACAACGGCTACCGGCGAGCCCGGAAGCTGGCGATCCGCGACGTGTGGCTGATCGACGTCAAGGAACTCGTCGACATCTACAAGACCGGCTACTGGGACAAGGTCTGGGGTGATCGCCTGCCCGAGGGCCTGGACATCGTCGTCGGCGACGGCGCCATCAACTCCGGCGTCTCCCAGTCCGTGAAGTGGCTGCAGCGCGCCCTGGGCGTCCGCGTGGACGGCATCATGGGCGACGCGACCCTCATGGCCGCCCAGGCCGTCAACGACGTGGACGCGCTGATCTCCCGGATCATCGGGCTGCGCAACGCCTTCCTGCGCGCCCTGAAGACCTTCAAGCGATTCGGCAAGGGCTGGCTGCGGCGGACCTCGCAGCTCGAGAAGCTCGGGCAGCACTACGCCCGCGGGTCGGTCGGCCCGGCACCGGCGCTGGCCTTCATGGCCGGCATGAACGCCAAGGCCGTCCTCGAGAGCGCCATCAAGGGCCCGCCGAAGCTGGACGCGCTCTGGAGCGCCGGCACGTCGTCCGGCATCCTGGCCCAGGTCACCAGCACCCTGGAGCCGCTGCAGAACATCGAGCGCATCGCGACGCTCCTGCAGATCGTCACCGTGGTCGGTGTCCTCCTGGGCATCGGGGGCGGCCTCTACTCGCTGTGGGCCCGCAAGCGCGCCGCCAAGATCAACGAGGCGCTCGACCTTCGGCCGGCCAATCCGGTCAACGACAACATCCCGCTGGAGGGGGTCGACGAAGCCTTCGAGGCGGCGTGATCATCCGGGGGATAAATGCGCAAGCCCGAGAGGACGGAACAGGGCCGTCGACTAGCGGAGAGCCTACGCCAGGCCGCCAAGATCGCCGAGGGCGACGAGAGGCTCGAGGTCCGCGGTGGGCCGGCCGTCCTCCCCGGGGAGAACACCGGCTTCAAGGAGGGCATCGAGGCTGAGCGCCACTACCGCGAGAACATCTGCCCGAACGGGGGAGCACACCCGCTCGGCCCGTATATCCCGAGCCCGGACCGCGGGATCTCGCTGCAGGGCAGGGACGAACTGGTCCGATTCCCGCCGCACCTTCAGATCCTGTTTGCCGAGATGAATCCGGACATGTCCCGGTTCCTCATCATCTGGCTGAAGGCCTCCGTCGCGCGTCAGACGGTCGGCAAATGGTGGCGTCGGACGTGGAAGATCGGGGTCGCGATCATCGTCGCCGCATTCGCCTGCGCGCGGTGGGGCGTCGAGCAGATCCCGTTCTTGAAGGAAATCGCATCGATCATCAGAGGGCACGGATTATGACGGTACAGAGCATGAGCCGCGCGGCTCGAATCAGCATCCACATGATCCTGATCCCGATCATGCTGTCCCTGGCGGCCATCGTGGGGTGGACCGCCGGGGACTACCACTGGCCCTACGTGGTCGATTCGATCGAGGTGGAGCCGGACCCGGTCTACGCGGGCGCGACCCTCAAGATCGTCAGCGTCCGGCAATTCCTCGACGACTGCGATCTCGAATTCGAGAGGCAGCTCGAGAGCGTCGAGCACCGGAACATGCCGCCGGTGATCCTGGCGGACGAGCGCTCCCGCACACCTTGGCGCTTCAATGGGAAGCCGCAGCCGATCTTCGTGGCGATCCCGAGCGACTTCCCCTGTGGCGCGGCCCAGATCCGGACCTCGCCCTCGGCCTCCTGCAACTGGCTGCAAAAGGGCTGGCTGCGTCAGACCAAGGCCGACGTGATCACCCCGTTCGACGTGGCCTGCAGATGAGCGGCGGTACCGGTCTCCTCGTCGAGCTGCTGCTCATCGCGTTCGCGGTGGGCATGATCGTCGGCGCCGCGGTGAAGCGCTGCCCGCCCTACGAGTAGCTGCCCACAGCCAATATCGCCGCTCCTCTCGAGCCCCGCCGGCATCCGCCGCGCGGGGCTCTTGTCGTTTCAGGGATCCTGTGGACCGGGGCCGATCGCGGCCAACAGCTCCCGGCCGGCGTCCGTCAGGAACCAGCGCCGGTCCCGGGCGAGATACGGCGCGCGGACCTCGACGAGGCCCAACTCTTGGAGCGCGAGCATCGTCTTCGTGTGCGCACCGTAGCGGAGCCCGCGCGGGTACAGGCCGCACGCTCGAAGCGCTTCGACATGGATCTGCGGGCGGCGGCGCTCAGACGGCATGGCGCCCGTCTAGCATTCCAGGGCGCCGGCCGCGTGAGGCATTTTGTTTCCCGAATTACCTCCCGTTTTTTATTCGGAAATTCGGTAGTAGCGGTAACAACCTTCAACAAACGCAACAAACTATCGCCAACTGAAAATCGCAGTGTCGGCGGTTCGACTCCGTCCCTGGGCACCAATTCTTCCAACGACTTAGCGTCATTCGCCTCTGACCTGTTACCGCGGCTGTTACCGGCCTGTGTTACCGGGTGTTCCGGAGCTGTTTCCGCGCCCTTCACCAGGGCCTCGGCGAGCCGGCGCAGCGGCTCCTCTCCCCACCCATTCATCGCGACGTTGGCGATCAGCGTGACCAGGCGCACGTTCGAGAGCGAGTAGCCCTTCTTCGACGAGATCCGGTCGATGCTCGGGGTGAACGGCCGCCACTCGCCGTCCCCGCGCTTCGTCATGTCGAACGGCAGGCCGGACAGCTCGCACCGGCCCCGCGACCGCCAAACCAGCCAGAGCATGTCCGCCTCGGTCAGCGTGATCGTCTGCCGCTTCAGGGCGGCGCGCTTCACCGATTCGCGGAGCACCCGCGGTCCCCAGACCGGCATGAAGTCGCGCGGGTTCGGGATCTGCTTCGCGTCGTGCCGCGATTCGATCGTCACGAGCCGATGCACGAAGGTCGCCTCCCGGGACGTGCCCGCGTACCTCGGGACGTGCCAGACCGGGTTGCCGCTGTCGTGCATCTCGGTCAGCCAGTTCGTGGTCATGTCCTTGTAGTGCTTGTCACGGTCCGCAAGTATGTGGTCCGTGATAGCGCTGGAGCCGGCCTTGATCAGATGTTCTTCGTGCCAGGCTACGTCGGCTTCATCTACAGCTGCGTAGGGATGCTCTTGCTCTTGATCTATCATTGATCGGATCCTTTACGGCGAGCGGCGCGTAGAGCTGCAACACGACTTGACTGTACGACGGCGCCTCGGTTGTAGAGCATCGTCGTCGACATCTGGGTGTGGGTGGCGGTCCGCATGACGTCAGCGGGCTCGGCCCCGGCCTCGAAGGCCTCCGACACGGCGCCGGCCCGGCTGTCCATGTTCCACACCTCGTCGGGCCAGCCGGCGGCCCGCGCGATCTTCCGGAAGGTGCGCGAGAAGTGCCCCGGCGTCCATGGCAGGCGCGTGTTCTCGTTCAGCACCACCGGGCCGACCCCGCGCGGCGGCAGCTCGGCGATCACGTCCGGGTAGTGCTTCAGATCGTGCTCGGCTGATTCGGAGCCGTTGCTCTTCGAGGTCGGCTTCGACAGCCGCAGGTACTGGTCGATGTGGCTCCACGTCAGGCCCCATTCCCAGACCGAGGAGCCGTTCGTGATCGCGCCCTCGATCGCGGCCATGTCCTCCTTGGAGTGCCGGACCCATTCGCCGATCACGTCCTTCTGGCGGAGCCCCAACTCGAACTGGAGGGTGGTGGCCAGGGCGATGCTGGGCTTGCCGGCCTCGTGGGCGGCGGCGCGCAGGGCCACGATCTGCTCGTAGGTCGGACGCAGCTTGCGGCTCTTGGGTGCGCTGAACTCGGTCTTGGCCAGCACCTGGGCCAGCTCCAGACAGTCCCGGTGGCGCAGCTCGCAGCCGTAGTTGATGACGCGGCGCAGGGTCTGGATGCAGGCGTAGGCCTGGCGCTTGCCCTTCTCGGCCATCCATTCGCGGTGCCAGCGCCGGACGTCCCCACCAGCGATGTCGCGGATCCGGGCGTCGCCGGCCTTGTCGGCGAGCAGCGAGATGTACCGGGCGTAGAAGACCTTGGTCGCCTGCCGGCGCTCGTGGATCGGCGAGTCCTCGTCGGTCTCGAATGCCCGGCAGATCCAGCCGAGGGTTCCGGGGGTGACGAAGATGCGCGGCTCGATGCCGGTCGCCGCCCACTCCAACATCTCGGCCTGTAGGATGGCGCACCGCGCCGCCACCTCCTCCAAGGGCCGGTCGGCTGGGAACCGCACGGTCTTGGGGAGGTAGCCTCGTTTTACGTATCTCTCGTCAGCTACCCAGTAGAGGTCGACGCGCCCGTTGCGGCGCTTCATCTTCTTCAGGCCTGGGGCGTACGCCGCCGGTACGGTCGCCACGTGGTGATCCTCGACGTTCAGGGGTTATCTGAACAGCTTGGACCATTGATTGATCACGGTCTAGGAATTCGCGGACTTTCGGCCAGTATCGGCCGCCAAATCTGGGATCCACGCGCGGAAGGCCTCGCCTTTCCAATACGATAGCCAGTGGCGGCCAGTTTTTAGCGCGGGACGGTCCGAGCACGGCCCGCGCGATTTCCGGCTCTGACGGGAAGAGACAGGTCGGTTCGTGATTCGCGGACCGCGGCATTCAGACCTCCTTCCTCGCCATGGCGGTGATCCGCTTGATCTCCCGGTCGACGTACCAGGCGGCCTTCCGCAGATCCTCGATCTCGTCCGGGGACTTCAGGCCGGCGCGCCACAGGTATTTCACGGCGTTGCCGACGTTGAACGACATGTGCTCGGTGACGGTGATGCACTCCACGCCCGAGGGGTGGGCGTTGTAGTGGGGCGGGTGGTTGACCCGGTCGTCGATGGCCATGTCAGCCCTCCGCCTTCTCGTCGGCGATGTAGACGGCCACCACCGGATGGGAGGAGCCGATGATGGACAGGAAGATCGACCCGCCGGCTGCGAGCACAGCGATCTCCTCTGGGTTGGGCTTCCACTCCGAGACCATGCACGGGACGCCGGGGCTATGCAGGCCGTCCCGTATCGGCAGGACGCCGCATTCCCCGTGCGTCTCCGGATCCCAGTTCTGCGGCGCGCCGAGGTTGCGGGTGGCCCCAGCGATGCGTGCGATGTCCATGTCAGGCCTCTCTCTTCGCGCCCCAGTATTCCGTCGGCTTCTCCAGCCGGCGCTCGATCGAGCGCTTCAACGCCCGCGCGACCTGCTCGTCGCCGTAGTTCACCCGCCAGAGGTCGACCGCGGTGACCACCAGCACGTGGGCGGCGACGTCGGCCTGCATGCCCTCCGCGAAGGGCTTCTCCAGCAGGTCCATGATCCCGCGGGCGAGGTCGCGGACGTGGCTGCCCGAGACGTTCTCCATCCCCTCGGGCGGGCGGTGCCCGGCTGCCTCGCGGCGCTTCTGCTCACCCATGTCAGGCTGCCTTCTGCTCGGTAGTGCCCTTGGGCTGGTTGAGCGCCGCCATCAGGGCGCTGCTCACATCGATCTGGGCGATTCGTTCGGCGACCTTGGTCACCGCGAGATCCTCGAGCAGGCGGCGCCGCTGCTGCATCAGCGCCAGGCCCTCCTCGAGCTGCGAGCAGCGGACGATCCTCTTGTCGAGGACGCCGATATTCTCCTTGGCGACCGCATACTGCCGCTGGAGGTCGTAGAGGCGCCGGGCGGCGTCGATGATCTCAGCGCAGGCCTTCGGGACCGGCACCTCGGCCTTGGACAGCGTGGCCTTGATCTCCTCCTTGCGGGTGCCCTCGTAGTCGTGCGGCGAGGGTGCCAGCTTGATCATGCTCACCGCCTCGGCGACGCCCTTGTTCTCGTAGCGCCAGGCGGCCATCAGATTCGGGCCGATGATCTCCAGGCCGCCGACCATCTCCAGCAGCACCTGGCGCATCGCCTGCGCGCCGCGCTCCTCGGCCGCCCGGATGTCCGGCCACTCCTGGGGATCATCGACGATGGACATCAGAACCGCGTGGAGGCTGGTGTGCGCGTGGTGAAGCCGGTCGTGGGCCTCGTTGAGCCGGTCGTGGGCCTCCTTCGAGATCTCGTCGGCCTCCTCCTCTGGCACCGACACCTCCGACATCGCGATGCTGACCGCCTGGAGGGCTGACGCGACGTTGGCGCGGCGCAGCTCCCGCTCGGTCGGCGTGGACGGCCCCCAGCCCCGGCGGAAGCGATCCAGTTCCTGGCGCTCGGTCAGGCTGGCCTCGTCCCAGGTCTTATGCAGCTCGTTGATGCGAGCCCACTGCTTGTCGCACCGGGCCTGGAGATCCTTCACGAACTGCAGGGGCACGCCCGGCTTGTCGACGCAGCCGAGCGCCCGGCAGATGTCCGTGCGCTCCTGGGCCGCCGGCTGGACCTCCGGCAGGTCGAGGTATGCGTTGGCGAGGCGGAGCAGGAACGTGACCTGGCCAACCTCCGGGTACTCGTGCTTCTCGCTGAGCCAGGCGGTCTCGATCGCCTTCACGCGCCGAGCTAGGTGCTCCTTCACCTCGGGCGGGAACGCCGTGCTCGCCGGCCGGTACCGCTCGCCGCCGACGGGGGAGGCTTGCGCCGGCGCCGGGGACCAGAACGCCAGGCACTTCAGGATCAGCTCCCACTGCTCGGGCTCGAGGAAGGCGCCGTTGGTCCACTCGCAGGCGTGGAGCTTGCCGCTGATCAGCTTGAACAGATCCGAGCGAGCCTCGAAGGCACCGACCGGGTCAGCAGGCGGCTCGGTGGCAGCGTCGCCCGCCGGCAAGTCTGGGATCTTCTTGGCCCAGGCCTTCATCGCCTTGGCCTGCTCTCTCGCCATCTCGGTGATCGCCGGGTTGGCGCCGTCAGCCTCGCCCTGAACAGCCCAGTACAGGACGGCGAGGTGGGCGAGCTTGTCCTGGCCGCGGAGCAGGAACACCGGCTCGTCGGCCGGAATCAGGCCGGCCGGGTCTTGGATGCGGGCGTAGTCGGGCCGTGCGTGCTTCATGAAATCAGGTTTCCTCGGTGAACGGGTAATTCGGGTCGCGCCGGGGATCGCCCGGCGGGAGGATGGCGCGGATCGCCTCGCGGATGGCGATCTGGAGGCCGGCGCAGGCCTGGACGTTCTTCCGCGTGCGCCGGATGCCAGCGGCCTTGGTGCCGGCGATCATCAGGTCGAGGCTGATCTGGTCGAGGCTGGTGGGGCGCTTCGGCATCAGCCTTCAAGCGCCTTGCGGTAAAGGTCGACGCTCTCAGAGTAGTAGCCGTTCGAAGTCCCGTACCACTTAATCGTCACGGCGCCTTTGACCGTGGCTAATTCGTAGAAAGTCCAGGTAAAGCTGCCATAGGTAACATCAGAAGGATCTTTCGGGTTCTCGTCGCTGGTACGCTCTTCCGCCCGGACGATGGGGCTGCCGATCAGATCCGCAAGATCGCCAACGATGTCGTCGATCTCGACCGTCTCGCAGCAGTCCTGGCTGTGAGCCATCGTGAATGTTTCGCCGGTGGCGGCGATGAACTCAATGCGCTCATCGTCGAGCTTCACAGCCTGCGTCAGGGTCAGACCCATCAGCGTATTGAACGCGACGATGTCGCTGTAATTTAGATGCATGGCTCGGTTCCTTGTGATCAGGAGGTTGCCGTAGTCGGCCGAACGCCGCGCTCGGCCAGCAGCTCGAGGTCCGGGATCATCTCGGCCTTCACCTCGGCGCGCGTGTATCGCCAGCCTGGCAGCAGGTCGTGCTCGTAGAAGCCGTTGACCCGGGAGAACCCCGGGACGTTGGCCCATCGCGTGATCCACAGGCTCCGGCGGGGCCGGCTCATGTCGATGTGCGCGGTGGTTGGATCGCCGAGCGGGGCGCCGCCCAGCACAGCCTTGAGCGCCCGGGCGCAGACAGCAGCGGCGGCCCGCTCCTCCATGGTCGGCGGAGGCAGAGGCTTCTGCGCCCGGGCCGTCATCGGGGCATGTTCCGGTCGGTCAGGATCGCGGCCTGCTGAGCGTCGCGGTCGCCCTTGGCCTTGCCGGCCTCGAAGCCGTTGTTGGTGCCGACGATGAGCAGGGCGAACCCCATCGCCAGGAGCGTGCATTTCTTTCGTGTCGAACCGGAAGCGGCCCAGTCGCAGGCGAACCAGAACCCTACGAGGATCACGACCTGCATGACGTCGCGCGCGTCCATCAGAACGCCCCCGGTGCGACCTGGCAGCAGACGATGCCGCGGCTCCGGTACATCGCGACCATCGAATCGCGGTCCTCGAACACGAGGTCGGGCTTGCTGCCGATCTCGTCGAGCCATTCGGCCTTGAGCACCGTGTCGGGACGGTGGTCCCCGGCGGCGCGCATTCGGATCCCGATCTGCCAGAGGTAATTCGCGCGCAGCCAGTCGGCTGTCTTCCCGGCCACCTCGTCGGACCGGCCGGACCAGATCTCGATCTTGTGCCCGACACGCCAGAGCGCATGCAGGGTCTCGATGATCGGCACGTTCGGCAGATCCTGATCGCAGGCCGCGTAGAATCCGCGCCAGTCCTTCGGCTGCTGCTGCAGGAAGTGCGCGCGGTGCTCGGTGAGCGCCAGGGTGCCGTCGAGGTCGAAGATCACGAGCATGGATTACTCCGCTGCAAAGAGGGGCATGTCCGCCGGCTTCGCGGCCGGGCGGAAGACGAAGGCGGCCTCGTCGTAATTCGCCGCCACGATGACCCTGGCCATGTCCGGGCAGACGCTGTTCCCGCACATGCGCCCCTGCTGCTCGAGGGTGAGGGGGATGATCGAGCCGTCCTCGAGTTCGCCGCGATCGATCACGTAATCGCGCCGGAAGCCCTGCGCGTTGAAGCGCTCGCGCGGGGTCAGCATCCGCATGCCGATGTCGACGATCGCGTAGGGCTCGCCCGCAACCATGACGGTCACGACCCCGCACCGATCCTTCGCGGTAACGGTGTGCAGCGGGTCGCCCGCCGGCTGGGCGAAGGCGCCGGTCCCGTACCACTTCGACAGGAAGGCATAGACCGCGCCCGCGTGGTTGCCGCCGGCAGTGATCGTCGGGGCCGGGCTGTCGGCGGCGGAGCTCCGGCCGTCAGCCCCGTGCATGTTGATGAGGTGCGCGGCGACGACGTTCTGGTGCCCGCCGGCTGCGGTGATCGTCGAGAGCGGCTCCCGAGCGTCCTTGCCCGGGTTCACACCTTCTCTGGCCGTGTTGTGCTGCGCCAAGAACGCCGCGACCACGCCGGCCTTGCCCGCGCCGCCGGCAGTGATCGTGCCGACGGGCTGATCCGCTCCCGAGCCAACCGACTGGCCGAACTGCCTGGTCATGTGCACGGCCGCTAGGCTGCCCTCGTTGCCGGTCGGCACGATCACGGGCGCCGGTTCCTCGACGGACCGGGCCCGCGGATCCTGGCCGGGCCGCTCGCTGTAGCGCGGCACGAGGAAGCCGGAGACGACCGCCTGCGCGCTCGCCGTGGTAAGCGTCGAGACCGGCGCGTCGGCCGCGTGCACGCCCTTGCGCGCCGGGTCGCCGCTCGTCTGGTCGACTCGGATGAGGTGCGGGGCCACCAGGCCTAGCGGCGCCGCCCCGCCGCCGTGTGTCTCGCTCGCATGCGCCGTCACGGTGGCCAGCGGGCGATCGATCTCGTGGCCGGTGGCGCCGCGGTTGAATTTGGTCACGAAGGGCGCGACGACCGCGTTCTGATCCTTCGGGCTGGCCGTGATCGTGTGCAGCGGGGCATGCGCGTCCCGGTTGCCGCCGCCCTGCTGTCCATAGGTGACGAAGGGCTGCACCAGGGCCTCGCCGCGGCCACCGGTCAGCGTCGGGGCCGGCCCGTCGACATCGTGCGCCCGGCCACCGGCGCCGCCCCCGTGGTTGACCTGCACGAGGAACGGCTTGGGCGAGTTGACGACGTAGCGCATCGTTCCCTTGGCAATCCTGGCCTGTGTCGCGTCGGCGAGCGGGCGGATCGCGCGGACGCCGTGCTTCGCCTTGATCTCGGCCGAGGAGTCGAAGATCGACGGGCAGGGCAGCGACCAGTCGATGATCTCGGCCGCGGTCCGCCAGGACTTGAGGCGGCCGGTGAGCACGCCCTCGCTGTCCGGCGCGCCATGCGTGGGCTCCGGCCAGACGATCGGCTTCCCGTCCCGGCGCGCGATCAGGTAGAGCCGCTTGCGGATCGTCGGCGCGCCGAAGTCGCACGCGCGCATCTCGCGCCACTCGACGACGTAGCCCATGGCCTCAAGGGCGGCGACGAACTGCTTGAAGGTGGCGCCGCGGTGCAGCGGGCACGGCTTCCCGTCTTCGAGCAGCGGCCCCCAGAATTGGAACTCCTCGACGTTCTCGAGGCAGACGACCAGCGGGCGCTGCCGCTTCGGCAGGCTCTTGATCCAGCGCACGCCGACCCAGGCAAGCCCGCGGATCGCCTTGTCGCGCGGCTTGCCGCCCTTCGCCTTGCTGAAGTGCTTGCAGTCCGGGCTCATCCAGAGCAGGCCGACCGGCCGGCCGGCGCACAGGCCGACCGCGTCGACGTTCCAAACGTCCTCCTCGATGTGGTGCGTGTCCGGGTGGTTGATCCGGTGCATCGCCAGGGCGAAGCCGTCGTGGTTGAGCGCGTAATCCGGGTCGCGCCCGATCGCGGCCCGGATGCCCTCGGATGCACCGCCGCCACCGGCGAAGCTGTCGATCACAAGCGGGCGCATCAGAAGCCATCCCCCGGCTTGCGGTCGCCCTCGATAACGAGGTCGGGCTCCTGCTGCCGGCTGCCGCCGCAGGGGGAGAGCATGAACACGATCCCGGACGCCGCGATCAGGATCAGGATCGCGATCACGCACCACACGATCATCTCGAACGTGCTCATCAGACACCTCTCCGGCGGTATGGGGTTTTCGGCTTTTTCGGAGGCCAGCGGTTGGCGCTCTGGATCGGCCGCTTGGACTTAAGAGATACCGATTTACCGAATTTAGCAATTACCGGAGCCTCAGTTATTTCCGGATTTGGCTCGATAATTTCCGCTGCTGCGGCTTGACGCGCTTCACTCTCTTTGCGCTTGCGCTCGAGGCGCTTGATCTTGTCCCGGATGTGGATGTCGCTGCCGGCGACGGTCGTGCGCCGCTCGCCGCCGGGCCCGATCGTGCGCTCCCGGTGGCAGGGAATCTCGTGGATCGCCTGGATGTATTCCGGGTCGAGCTGCGGCGGGATGTAGTCGGTACCGGCCTCGTTCACCTCGCGGTTGATGATGGCCGGCCGGTGGTCGAAATTGAGCCCGGACAGGGGCCCGAGGCGCTCCTTGCAGTGAGGGCAGCGCCCGTCCTGCATCAGCACCACCTCGAGGCGGATCTTGTCCGGGATGTTCTTCCGCTTGGGCCGGTCCGCCATGGCTCAGCCGATCAGCTTCAGAATGCCGAGCGTGACGAGGGCGGCCAGGAACGCGCCGAACAGGAATCCGAAGACGGCCGCCAGATCATCGCCGGACGCCTTCCCGGCCTGCGCGAACAGGATCACGACGATGCCCAAGAGGGCCACCGCCATCAGCAGCAAGGCCGTGCCGTAGCCGATCAGCGCCAGGAGGGTGACGCCGATGGCGGTAGCTATTTCGATCGCAGTCATAGGTCAGCCCTTCTTCGCGTGGTCGAGCATGGCCTCGACATCGAGGCCGGGGACGTAGACGGCGGTGATCACCAGCTTCGCGGCCTCGACCAGGCGCCACAGCTCCTGCTCGGTGAAGGCCGTGAGGCTCATGGGCTTCCTGATGGTGCCGCCGATGACGGCCTCCTCCTCGACGAGGTGATGCTTGAGGAGGATCTCGTTGGAGAGCGCGCGGGCGCTGATCAGCGTCTGCGGATCCAGCTTCACGGTCTCGCCCAGGAGGAACCACCAGGCCCGGAGCGCCTTGCTCGGCGCCTCGCGCAGGACGCGGACCTCGAGCACGCTGTCGATCGGGAGGCCGGCGAGGATCTCCAGATCGATCGCGCTGGCCGGCGAGATCCCCCGCGCGGTGACGCGGAGGATCAGGGGAGGGGAGTCGTCCCTCGGGGCCATTCAGGGTGCCCCGTAGGGCTTGCCCGCGAGCCCGCAGTAGCCGAGCCGCGGACCGACCTTGTCGCCGTCTTCCGGGCCCGGGCCGATCGGGCCGCCCTCGACGAGCCGCCAGCCGGCCCAGCGCCACGCCATGCAGGCGTTGGCGACGCAATTGGTGCCCTTGCTGGGCTCCTGGCCTCGGTTCACCGCCGTCATCGCCACAGTGCCCTTCTCAGGATCCGTGGCGGTGATCAGCTGCCGGCCGAAGGGGCACCACGCTCCCTCGGCGTCGTCGTTGCTCAGCAGCATGGCGGCCTCCCTACGCGACGCCAGCGAACTGCTTGCGCAGCTTGGTGATCAGGGCGGACCAGGCCTTGTGCTCGGGCGTGCCCTTGAACCGCTCGCGCTCAGCCATGGTGCTGGTCGACAGCGCGCCGACCTCTTCGACGGACGTGCAGGCCTCGGCCCTGGCGCGGAACGAGCGGTCGAGGGTGACGATCTCGGGCTCGACGTCGGCGCCGTCCTCGGCGCTGTCATCGGGCTCGGGGGCGGACCACTGCGCGCGGACCTCGGCCAGCAGCTCCTCCACGTCAGCCATGGTGAGCTGCTCGCGGGCGACCAGATCCATCCGCTCCGGCTTGCTGTCCTTCCAGAGCGCGGACAGATCCTCCAGCGACATGTCCTCGTCGGCGATCGCCGCGCGGATCTTGGCGGCGTAGCGCTGGCCGGCGGACTGCGGGGCGGGATCCGCGCTGGCGCCGGCACGCTGCGCCTCGAAGGCCGCGTACTGGTCAGCGTCGACCTCTTCGACCAGGCCGTCGCGTTGGCCGCCCTTCGCACCGTCAGTCCCGTCGTCGGTCGTGTAGCAGCTGTCGCTCTCCGGGTGGATGAAGTAGCGGCGGGCGGGCTGCTCCTCGGTCAGAGCCGGGCGCGCGCCGGCCGACACACGCAGGACCGCGTGGTCGTAGATGTCCTGATACTTCTGGCGCTCGATCTGGCCCAAGTCGTTGGTGGCGGTGCCCTCCAGGGTCGAGAAGATGTGGTCGACAGCCTCGGCAGTCTGGGCTGCGTCGTAGTGCTCCTTGGCCTCGTCGAGCCACTTCTCCACGTCGAACGGCTCCTCCTGGGCGTGGGGCGGGTGCTCGGGCTCGTCCTTGAACGCGCCGGCCTCGGTCAGCAGCTCGTGCTCCTCGGCCGGAAGGTCATGAGCCTCGGTGAACTCGGCGTCCTCAACCGGCGCAGAGGCGTTCGTGTTGGCCGGGGGTGGTGGCGGCGGCGCGGGCTCGACC